ATGGGTTGTTTATACCCAAAAACGAGTCATTAAGTCATGACTGAGGAGCGTTTAGTCATAGATGGTGAAGCATCGGTTGAAATCGTCTCAGATCGGCTCACATCGGTTTTTCTGCCGGTAACAGCTCCACGAATCCACACACCGCTCAATGATTTGCCATCACGCGGGTTTGAATTAATTGATTTTGCCGATCAGATCATCGAAGGCGGGTTTATGCCGTGGCAAAAGTGGTTGGCGGAGCACAGTTTGAAAATCAAAAGCGATGGCCGCTACCTTCACCCCGTAACAGTTGCCACAGTTGCGAGACAAAATGGAAAATCAACCTACATGATGGCGCGGATCATGATGGGCCTTTTTCATTGGCAAGAATCTTTACAGGTATCCACAGCTCACCGGCTTGTCACATCGCTTGAGCAATTTAGATCAATTGTTCATGTCATCGAAAGTCATGACGATTTAGCCAAACGAATCAAGCGCATCCGCTGGCAACATGGGGCCGAGGAGATTGAAACGCTTGAAGGTTGCAGGTTTATCATTAAAGCTGGTGGATCGGCAGCCCGTGGATTGAGCAAACCGGAAACAATCCACATGGATGAAATCCGAGAGCTGCACGACATGGAAACATTTGCCGCAATGCGCTATACCTTGATGGCCGCAAAAAATCCACAGGTTAATTGCTTTAGCTCAGCCGGTGATAGTCACAGCATTGTCTTGAACCAGCTACGCGAAAGAGGCATGGCCGCAGCTAGTGGAGCAGCCGATGATGTGGGTTATTTTGAATGGTCAGCACCGACAGATGAGATCACATTGGAAAATGCGGCTTTTGCCAATCCCGGACTCAACATAACAATCCACCCCGACAACATCCGAGCCGTTTTCAATGATCCACCGGATGTAGTGATGACCGAGGTGTTAAATCGTTGGGTGCAGACAATCTCAAGCGTTGTTGGATCAAAAGAGTGGCAAGAGTGTGGAGACGAAACAGTTGATCTTGATGAGGATAAATTGACATGGATGGCAATTGACATTTCACCGGATCGAAAACATTGTGCATTGGTCGCAGCTCAAAAACTTGGATCGGAGAGCTTTATCATTAAGCTCTTGCACACATGGGAAAACAGCATTCAGCTAGATGACCGAGCAATTGCCAATGATGCGGCCAGTTATTGCCGCAAATACCCAATTGAGTATTTGTTGTACTCAAAACGCACATCTGGCGCGGTTGCAGCGCGTATGCAGCCAGCCGGTATCCCGATCCACGACATGGACGGCGATTATCCTCAAGCCTGTGATGAATTATTGGGTGCAATCAATTCCGGGCGATTAAAGCATCGCAATCAAGCTGCACTTACCGAGCAAATGCTCTCAGCCGTCCAATTGCGGCGCGGTGATGGCGGTTGGGTCATTGGAAGGCGAGCAAGCCAATCGGCTGTCTGTGCTGCCGTAGCAGCCGCGCTATGCACACACTTTGCGACACGCCCAGAAACGGAAATTGACATTTTAGTGGGTTGATCCTTGACATTTTGAGAAAATAGGTGCATGGGATTATTTGACCGCAAACGCACTATTGAAACTGTTGCCATTTCGCAAGGTGCTGATGTAGCTGCACAAATTGGGCCGGCTCCAACGCTAGATGCGTTCTTTCCATTTGGTGGAGCTGATTATCTTGCAAGCCGCGAGGAAGCAATGAGTGTGCCGGCAATTGCTCGCGCTAGAAACATGATCTGCAATTCGATTGCAACAATTCCAATGGTTACACGCGACAAGGCAACCGGTCAGGTTATTGATTCGCCTGTTGTAATCAATGATCCAGATAAGCGCGTACCGGGTGCAGCATCATGGTGTTGGGCAGCTGAGGATTTGTTATTTACAGGATTTTCTTATTTTCAGATCATGGATTTGTTCGCCGATACGCAACGGGTCAGACAAATGTGGCGCGTTGCTCCTAATCGTGTTGGTGTATTTTTAAATTCAATTGGCACGCAAATTGAGTATTACACAGTTGATGGATCGCGCGTGCCAATGTCAGGCGTTGGATCATTGGTTGTTTTTTACGGCAATGATGAAGGATTATTAAACCGAGCTGGTCGCACAATTCGCGCGGGTGCAGAGCTTGAAAGAGCAGCTGCTATGTACGCACGCGAACCCGTGCCATCGATGGTGTTGAAATCAAACGGAACAGCGTTGCCAGCCGACCGCATCGCTAAGCTGTTGGATGCATGGGGAGCCGCACGCCGAAATCGTGGCACGGCATTTTTAAACGCCGATGTAGAACTCACCACAGTAGGTTTTACACCCGAGCAAATTGGCCTCAACGCTGCACGCGAAATCATTGCCACAGAATTAGCACGGGCCGTTGGTATCCCGGCTTACTTTATTGACGCGCCGACAGGATCATCCATGACTTATGCAAATGCCAGCACGGCGCGTCAAACCTTGTTGGACTTTTCACTTTTGCCGCTTATGAATAGTTTAAGCAGCAGGCTCTCAATGCCAGATTTTACGCCATCAACACAGCGCGTTGAATTTGATCTCAAAGCGTACTTACGCGGATCAGAAAAGGAGCGTGCCGAGATTTACAAGATTTTATTTGAAATTGGCGCAATTACTACCGAGGAAATTAGACAAATGGAGGAGATGATCTCATGAAGCTAACAACACCAATGCAGATTACGGCAGCTGATTCCGATTCACGGACAATCACCGGTCGCATTGTTGCATTTAACGAACATGCAAACGCATCAACCGGCAAGGTTGTTTTTGCTCGCGGATCAATTGTGCCTCAAGATGTATTTTTAAATCTTGAACATGACAACACCAGGAGAATTGGCAAGAGCATTGCAATGTCTGTCAATGACAAAGAAATGACGGCCACATTTAAGATTGCAAACACAACAGCTGGAACCGATGCGCTTATTGAAGCAATGGATGGTTTGCGCGATGGATTCTCAATTGAATTAGCTGTTGATAATTACGAAATGCAAAAAGATGGCACAATGAAAGTTTTGAATGGACAGCTCACAGCTGTCGCATTGGTTACAGAGCCGGCTGTTAGATCAGCCCGTGTCTCAGAGGTAGCCGCATCAGAGGATTCTGAAACTCAAGAAGTATCAGATACAACAAACCCAAATGAAGGAGACAAAGTGGATAACACTACCGAACCAGTCGCTCCTGCCGTTGAACCGGTAGCAGCTCCAGAAGTCGCACCCGTAGAGGCATCACGACCAGCCTATTACACAGCACCACGCTCACCAATCGTCAATAAGGTTTCTTATCTTGAGCACTATCTCAAGGCAACAATTTTGCATGATGAGGATTCACGCCAGTATGTAAAGGCTGCCGATAACACAACATCAACAGCACCGGGCATGATCCCAACACCTCAAAGCACTCAAATAATTAACGCACTTGCAAACGCAGATCGCGGAATGATCGATGCGCTAAGTCGTGAGACATTAGACAGCGTTGGAATGACATTTGAATTGCCAAAAGTCACCGCCGTTCCCGTGGTTAGCAATGTGCCAGAAAACGCAGCTGTAACAGAATCAAATCTCTCAGCTACATTTTTGAGCGTGCCTGTACAGTCATTTAAAGGCCGCGCAATTTCAACAGTTGAATTGATTGACCGCAGCCGTCCAGAGTACCTAGCCGCGCTACTTGCAAACCTTGAGTTTGCTTATGCAAAAGTAACTGATGAATTTGCCGTTGGAACAATTGCGGCAGCTGGACAACAGACCGGTGTCAATGCAAACACAGCGACAGGATTCTTGGGATTTACATCTCAAGCTGCCGGTGCTGTTTATGGATCATCACTTGGATTTGCTCGCAACATCGTTGTGTCACCCGGACAATGGACAAACATCATGGGTTACAACGACAATGGCGCACCACTTTACAATGCAGCTCAGCCATCAAACGCAGCTGGAAATGTACGCGGAGATTCATTGCGCGGTGTAGTTTCACCGGGCCTCAATCTGTTTGTTTCTCGCTCAATTGGTAACGCTGGCCCAACAACATCAACCGGAGATTTCTCAATGGTTGTTGTCAATCCAGATGCATGGACATGGTACGAAAGCCCACGCTTTAACCTACGCACTAACATCAACAGCGATGGCACAATTGACATCCTGTATTACGGCTACGGCGCAATTGCACCAAAGATTCCATTTGGCGCATGTTGGAACCAAAACTAACTAATCAATCATCGGTAGCGGTCGCTCCCGAACGCTAACGATACGAAAGGAACCGAGATGCCAGCGATAGTGACAGCCTCACAGCTACGATCAATCCTTGGTGTCTCGGTTTCCTTGTATTCTGACGCACAATTGGATTCTTTTATAGATTCCGCTGAACAAACTATTTTGCCGTTACTTACTCAATACCAATCATCGGTTGCATTTGCCAATGTGAGTGATTCCGTCATTTATTTCACTACAATCCGGCCAAACTATTTTGTGCCGGGGCAATCCGTTATTGTTACCGGGGCCGGTACTTACAACGGAACTTACACAGTTACCGATGATCGGATTGAGCCATACACATGGACAGCGGCCACAGCCGCGGCTGATCGCACATACCCGTTGCCATTTATTCCTAATGCCACGGCTACTTTATCCGGTGGATCAGCCGCATCACTTTATGCAAACACGCCACCAATTGAAAATGCAATCTTGGTTGTTGCCGTTGAGATTTTCCAGAGTATTACAGCTCCCGGCAATCAGATCATGGCAGACAATTTTACGCCATCACCATTTATTCTCGGTCGCAGCTTGAGCAACAGAGTCGTGGGCCTACTGGGGCCATTTTTGGATGTCGAAACGATGTGCCAATGACCATCGAGGCCGACATCCGCACACCATTGCAAACCGCACTATCAACCATTGCGGCCAATGTCTATAACGGCATCCCAGAGGTAATGACTAGCCCATCCATTTGTTTGGTGCCGGGATCGCCGTACCTTGAAAGCCTTTTGATAAATGGCGCGACTACAAAAGTCAAAATCAATTTTAATGTCACCGGTGTGGTTGGTTATTCCAGCAACGCCGCAGCTTTGGACAATCTTGAACAATTGATGATCAGCATCATCAGCACAATGCCGGCAGGTTATGAAGTCGGCGATGTGAGCAGCCCACAACCTTTGGAAGTCGGTGCCGGTAAGTACCTTACGGCCGATTTACAAATTAGCACCTATTACACCGACTAAGGAGAAATCATGCCAACAACAATCATCACGGGCAGAGACATCACATTCACCATCGATGGTGATAATTTTGATGCTCAAGCTACATCAGCGACTTTGACAGTTGATTCAACAATCAACACTTATCAAACACTCGATGGAAAAGCCTATTTTACAACAGACACTCAAGGATCATTTGCCGTTGAGATGTTAGCCGATTGGGGAGCAGCATCATCATTGTGCGAGGCACTTTGGACAGCTGCAACAAACGCACCAAACACGGGATTGCCCGTGGTGCTAGTGGCAGACACAGGCGCATCATTTGCGTTCGATGTACAGCCAATCTTGCCATCAGCCGGCGGCACAGCTCCAGATGCACAAACAGTTTCACTTGCCTTTACTTGTGTGACCACACCTGTTTTGACGATTAGCTAGAAAAGGAGATCGGGAGCATGAAGTTACCAATTACGATTGAATTTACAAATGGCGATAGAGAAACCTATACAGCTTTACCGCCTGAGTGGATGAAATGGGAACAGAAAACCGGAAACACGATTCAAAGTGTCTCAGAGAAAATGGGCATTGCGGATTTGTTGTTTTTGGCGTATCACGCGATGAAGCGCGAGTCAGCCGGCAAAGCTGTCAAGCCTTTTGAAGTGTGGTGTGAATCTGTAACTGACATTGACATGGGAGAAACCGCAAACCCAAAAGTTACCAATCCGGATCAATAAACCGGACGATTTGGGAATTAGCGATTGCAACCGGATTGTCAAGATCAGAGTTCCAAACAGCTGAGGATGTTTTGACCGCGATTGAGATTCTAAGGATACAAAATGGCAAACGAGAGCATCACCTACGACAAGGCTGATTTGCGTGGGATTCTTGGTGCTTTTAAAGGCATGGATGCCGAAGCTGTTGCCGAGGCCAAAAAAGTCTCAAATAGTTTGGCCACTTATCTGCAAGGCAAAATCATCTCGGCAGCTGGTAGCCGTCCAAATGAGGCAGCATCAAGGATTGCTCAAGGCTCGCGCGTAAGTAAGTCATCAAAGATTGGTGAGCTGTCATTTGGCTTTGTTTCGCAAAAATTTAGCGGTGGAGCAACAACCAAAGAGCTTTGGGGCGGCTTTGAATTTGGATCAAATAAATTTAAACAATTCCCGGTGTGGTCTGGCCGTGAAGGCCGTGGATCGCGTGGATACTTTATTTATCCAACATTGAGAGCTGAGCAACCGCACATCATCGCTCAATGGGAAGATGCATTTACAAAGATTTTGAAGGAGTGGTGACATGGCTGTTGGTGGATCGCGCACGCTCAAACTCTCCATTTTGGCAGACATTGACAACCTCAAAAAGAATCTTGACAACGGCTCAAATGAGGTTGAAGGTTTTGGATCGAAGCTCGGTGGATTTGCCAAAAAGGCCGCTGCCGCTTTTGCCGTAGCCGCCGCCGCGGCCGCCGCTTATGCTGGCAAATTGCTTATTGATGGCGTTAAGTCTGCAATTGAGGATGAAGCTGCACAAGCCAAATTGGCCACAACATTGCAAAATGTTACCGGTGCAACAAATGAACAAATCAAGGCAACTGAGGATTACATAACAAAAACATCACTTGCCAACGGC